AAAAAAATGTATAATATGGCGTGGGTTTAACTTTATTTGGAATTAAATAATCTGACCTGTAAACTCTTGTAGTAAGACCCGGATGACCAGCCGCAAGAGATGAAGTAGCACCCCATTTTTGAGATAAATAGGCTTCAACTTGCTGTCGTTGAGTAGTTCCTAAAACTGAATTGTAAAAGATTACTTCTGATATTGTTCCAACAAATCCATTTTGTGATGGAGCACCATTTACTCCCGATGAACTTGTACCAATTGTCATTATGCCTCCAGATGTAAAACTAGTTGACCCAGCTGTATCTCCAGTTCCATTCAGATACATAACATTTGTTCCACCGCTATTTGTACCACAAACAACATTTGTAACATTATTATAAAAAAGTAAATTAGCACCACTGCTATTATTTTGACCAAAAGGATTCCATGCTATAAAAGTTGGATTCGCATTATCCATATACCATGTTGCTCCACCGGAAATAGAGGTTCCATACGGTGTATTCCATATTGTGGATGTTCTTCTTAAAACCATAAATAGAGTTTCATTAGCCGGAGCGGATGATATTCCAGTAATATAATAATAATTAGTTCCAAAAGTAACATTTGAAGTCGCAGAAGAATAAGATGGAGCAGTTGCTCCGGTATAGGCAATAGCGTTATTTCCACTTCCAGATTTATCAACCCATGTTGCTAAAGTTCCCGAGGCTGGAACCACACCTGTTCCTGCTGGATCCGCTCCATCTAGCCACAAGGCGCACCCCGTAATAGAAGTGGGCGTAAAAGCATATGCTGTTCTTACAATAGACATTCCCTATTTCAAGAGCAGAATATACCGATTCAGACGACGCATCCTTAATATGATGAATATACATAGGCCAAAGTAACTTTTGGAGTTATATTCCAAACCATTCCATATGTCGCAGCACCCGGTGGTTGAATTAGTACACGGTCCGCGCCCGAATCATATGTCACCTGCCATGCTGAATAACTAGGATAGTCATTGTAAATTAAATAACCAGAACCCGAGGAAACAAATTTCCAAGCAAAATCGTAGTTATTGGCTGCGAATGTAGATGTCCACATAACATAACCGGCGTGTCTTACAGCATTATTAGTATCACCGTTATATAAGAGAGCAACGCGGCCGCCAGCAGAATTGAATACATCAGAGCCCGCATAGATATTAAGACTCATAGAAGCACCACTATTTAATCCAATTGCGTAGTTCGCATAACCTGGATTGTTCGCAGTCGCTTTCCAAGTGCGGCCATCTTGATGTGTAATCACAAGACCAGTTGAGGCAAATGTTATTCTTGGTATTCCTACCATACTAAATTTAGTATTTGCGACTGTTGTTATAGCCCCTGCTCTTTGTGTAAAGTGTGAATGACCGCCGGGAAGAGACGCAGTCAAGCCCCATTTTTGGGCCAAATAACTTTCCACTTGCTGCTGCTGGGTTGTTGTCAGTCCTGTATTATAGACCAACATTTCACCAAGTCTAAAGTTTGTAACACCTGAATTAATTATTGTTGCTGATTGAATCCATACACCTAGAGTAAAATTAGTTGAACTAGTATCATTAGGAATAGCAAATGATCCTGCTGTAGTTTTTTCAAGTACTCCATTCTTGTAGAAGTATAGATTGGTTCCATCATAGGTTAAATTACCTATTTGTAGAGTTGATGTAGTAATTGCTCCGGTAGAAGCTAACTGAGATCCAGCATTAAACGAACGCCAATATAAAAATCCTGTGGAACCTGTTTGAGGCCCTCCACCACTATTTGTATTACTGGTCATTGAAAGAACATTATAAGTGTTAACACCATCTTTCTGTTTTACCATAATCCAGTTTGTAGAAGAGATTGGATTAATTACAAAAAAAATAGACCATGTAGATAAGTTATTGACTGCTGCTTGTGGAATATTCAAATAGTTATTTGATAAAAAATTCAAAAGATTTTCTGTTCTAGTTGGTTGTGAACCAGTGCTACCTTGAGTCAAGTTATATCCATTTCCAGATTTGTCATTCCACTGACTAACACCTGTTACAGTTGTGATTGTGCTAGAATCTGCCGCATCCAACCAAAGCGCGCAACCCGGAATCTGTGTCGGTGAAAAAGCAGTATAATACGGAATAGGTTTAGTAAAATTTTTTGGCACTGTATTTTTAATATAATCGCTATTATAAACTGTCGTAGATAGACCAGGATGGCCAACAGAAAGTGTTGAAGATAAACTCCATTTTTGAGCTAAGTATGATTCTATATTCTGGCGCTCAGTTGTAGATAAAGGTTTATTATATTGGATCATTTCTAGCAAATGGGATGTAACACTTCCTGTTGCTGCTTGTTGTCGCCTACCAAGATACCACACACCAGCAGTTGTATTAAACGCTGTTGATCTTGTTGTAAAATTACCAACAGTTGTAGTTCCATTGGTGGCACCAGAAGTCGCATAATAAGCAGATATAGTAGAAGCAGTTGAATCATATTGACAATAGGTTATAATTGGATTCGGCGTTGAATTCTCAAAAGTATAGATATCATAACCAGCACTACTATACATGAAAGGATAATCAATATCAGCATTCGGATTTTTGCAGTGCCCCCATGCTGTAGGTGGCGAGGCCCCGCTTTCAGTCCCTGTAACTGAATAATATCCGGAACTTGATGTCGGGCACCAAAAAACTTGTATAACTGTTCTTGAAGCATTTCCTGATGTAGCATTATTTTGAGAACTTACTAATTGTTGATTTGTTGTAGCAAAATAAATTGTGGGTAATCCGTTGGCAGATGTTCCGACTGTCGGTGAATTAGCAGTTGTTGCTTGAACAAAATGATTAGCAGAAGTTGATTTATCATTCAACTGAGTTATCGCACTGGAAGAAAGTGTGACTGTGCTAGAATCTGCGCCATCTAACCAGAGCACACATCCAGAAATCTGTGTGGGCACAAATCCATATGGCACTTTTTTAGCAGACATCCCTATTTCAACAACAATATTATCAGTCGCATAAAACTACGACAAACCAAATCGCGCCTTAGAAGCATTATAATTGGTAGACACATCCGATGCTCCAATTGCTCCATTATAAATGCGTATGACAGCTAAACTACCTCCCCAATAATCCGGATTATCCCATCGTCTCATGAAGCGAATACCACTTGCGCCAGATGTGGGAGTTTGAGTATTTGCTGTATTTTGAGTCAGAATGTTGTTTACATATAATTTTATGTTGGAGCCATCAAATGTTCCAACCAGATGATACCAGCCATTTGATGGCAAGGTATACCCAGATGGCGTAATATTAAAAGAACCATTGAAAAAACCAACTTGAAGTTGAGGAGCAGAAACAAGTAAGGCACCAAGGAAGAAATTAATACCACCACCAACATAAACTTCTGATAAAATACACCCTTGCCCACCAGTATAAGTACCATCATAGTAATGCCATACTTCAACAGTCCATGTTGTTAGCAATGTAAGCGATGCTGATGTTTGAGCATACTGACTACTGCTGGGAACAAAGGACAAATAGCCGCCATTTGCTGAACTATACGTAGGCGAATTATATAGTGTTGTTGTCAAGCCCGAACCGGCCAAATCAGTCCATGTAGAACCCGAGCCAGGATAGGAAGCAGCATTTCCAGCATCCAAATGAAATACAAGTCCAGCCGAAACAATCGGTGAAGCCCTAGAAGTCATTGATATGGTCGGATTTACAATTCCAAGTTGCGGCCCGCCTCCAGGATTTGTATAAAATCCGTGGTTATTCGGCAGATATCTTACGAGACCCCACTTTTGGGCCAAATACGATTCCACCTGTTGCCGTTGTGAATTTGTAAGAACAGAATTATAGTGCATCATCTCAGCAACATATGTTCCAGTATCAAAATTAAAGGAGTCATTTCCATTCAACCATAATTGATTTGTTGATGAAATTGCTGTATTAACCGCATTAGTAGTCGTAGTAGTTCTAACTGTTCCATTAATTGTGTAATTAGATGCTGTCGTAGCATTTGATTGATATCCTAATGACAGAATAACCCATGAGGATACACCATCCGCGGCAGTTGTAAAAACTGAGGTAGCTAGTGTCACACTAGAATCAAGTGGGCTAAAAAAGTTATTTACATTTATTAAACTTTCATTACCCGCAAATATATAAGCCAAATATGCTCCGCCAGAATTAAGAGATGATAACCAATTTCCTGTATTACATTTTACTAAAACAATTTGTGTAAATGATATCTGCCATGGGAAATTTGTTTTAGAAGCGCGCGATGAACCGAAGTTATAAACCGTTTTTCCTCTTAAAAAGTTAGTTGCGGCTGATATTGTTCCACTCGGTGTAAGTGAATTTCCACTTCCGCTACGATCAACCAGAGAAGCAATTGAAACGCCGTTAGCAGTTGTATCCTGCGAAGCATCCAACCATAATGTACATCCAGTAAATGAAAGGGGTGTAAATACACTAAAATATGGTATCTTTGTAAATTTGGATCTTTGTGTTGGATTTGAAACATCAGTCTTATTCGTTATGGGCATCCCTATTTCAGTGGCAGATTATCCACTCTAAGGTGCTGCTGATTTATAAGGATGTCCTATAGGCAGTGATGTTTGAAGCCCCCACTTCCACGCCAAGTATCCTTCAACCTTCTGTCTATCAGTGTTACCCAGATATTGGTTAAACATTAGGATTTCAAAAGGATAATAGGTTCCATCAATATCAAAACCAGAAGCTCCATTAGCTCCAATACCCATGCGGACAGTTGCTGAAGGAATACCATTTGCTGTATTATTTGAATCTATTAAACTTCCATCACGATAATATGTGTAAGCTCCAGTTCCATTTGTGTTTTCAGCAGATGTATATTCAATATGACTGCCAGTCGCATCACTTACACCACCTAATTTATCAGGAAAAATCTTATTTGCACCATTATGACCCATGCCCATTAATACAATTTCTAAATCATTATAAGGCGATATATACCAACGACCACCCAGTGTAACATTACACATACATGAAAAAACTGACCATGATGTCGTATAGGGATAACTGGGAATATAGAGTGCTTGGTTCGGTGCCAATGAAACATATTTTGTCGTGCCAGTTGAAACATATTTGGGGACAGCCCATCCAACATAACTATTAGTAACAGCATTGAGACCATTTGATGATTTATCACTCCACTGCGAAATATTGGATGTAGCATCTTGAGTAATCGTGGCTGTATCATTCGCATCAAGCCAAACTTGTAATCCGGTAATTGATAAGGGTGAAAACGCGGAAACACGAGGCAAATAAGAAATTGTCTGCTTTCCAACACCTGTTGCTGGAGCACCAACTGGCATTGAAATGGCCGGATGACTCGTAGATAAAGATGAAACATATCCCCATTTTTGGGCCAAATATCCTTCTACCTGTCTGTATTGCGCCAAGCTCAACGTGCTGTTATAAATAAGAATTTCGTGAATATATCCGTTCAGAACACCGACGTTCCACGAACCCATATAAAATCGCTGATTAACAGGACTCAAATAATTTACTGTTGTAGTATTACTAACAGTCTGTGTTCCATTTCCAAAGGCTGTAAAGTATCCTGCAGTATCAATAAAACCACGAATGCCGTTTACATTGTTATTTGTATCCTGCCGGAGAACTGTAGTCGTATTTCCAACATTACTATTGATTGAATAACAGGTCGCATTTATATTACAGTTAAAACGAATGGCTTTTTCCGGATTATTAGTCGCAATGACTAAAGAAGCATCAACCGGCGTTGTTCCCGTAACTGGCGTTAAATTTACAGCCGATGCTATCCATGTTGAACCAGTTCCCGATAATGATAAGGTATTTGTTTGTATGTAGGTTGAAAGTCCGTCAAACCCTAGTGCTGGACGATTACTATAGGTTGTATACAATGGAGGTTTCCATCCGCCTCCAGTTACAACAGATGTACTAACAACAGCAGACCCTTTGCTCAGCCAAGAAGTTACTAAACCACTTGAAATGTTCATTGTATTACAATCCGCTGCATCAAACCACAATGTCAAATTGGGTATTGTTCGCGGGTCATACACTTTATAATAAGGTAGACGAGCCAACGGAACTTTCCAGCGATACAAAGTTGGTCCTAAGCCAGGATGACCTGCTGGAAGCGACCCAGTAAATCCCCATTTTTGGGCCAAATATCCTTCAACCTGCCGGTATTCTGCCAGCGTCAAAACACAATTATACACGAGTGATTCATAGATATAACCGTTCAAGAAGCCAGAAGCCCATTTGCCCATTAAAAATGGCTGATTGTTTGTTGCTACATAATTCACGGCGGTTGTATTACTAACAGTCTGCGTTCCGTTTGTAAAACCTGTGAAATAAGCCGCTGTATCCATATATCCACGAATTCCATTTGCATTTTCATTAAATACACCACGGAGGATACCGGCTGTATTTGTAAGATTGCTATTAATGGCATAATAAGTTATCCCTCCAGTTTGAACATAACGAATTGCTCTTTCACTGGGCGATTCGGTTGCTAAAACGACAGAAGAATCCACCGGCGTTGAAATTGTAACAGGCGTTAAATTCACGGAACACGTTATCCATGTTGTTCCAGTACCGGGAACTGACACATTCCCCGTTTGAACATAAGTTGAAGTTCCATTAAAGCCCAGTGCTGGAAGACTATTGTATGATGTATAGGTCGGATTTGTAAAGCTACCAACAGCAACATTTGTGCTGACAGCAGAAGAGCCTTTGCTAGTCCATGAAGTAACAGTGTTACCCGAAAAAGTCATTGTGGCGGTATCGGCAGCATCAAACCAAAGAACACAGCCGGAAACGCTAAGCGGACTAAAATATGGTGTTCGGAAGATTGGCATTCCCTACTTTTCCCTCTATCAAATTAAACCAAGACCATAACGTCCTGCTAAAGCATTGTAGTTCTGCTTAATCTCATTCGCAGTTAAAACAGAATTATAGACTTTAAAAGCGCCAATGCGTCCTGTAAAAGTAGCGTCGGGATTTGCTTGTCCACCTGTTGTTAAAAAGACAGAGCTCGGCCATAATTTGGTCGCTGTACCTGTTGAAACATAGGCACCGTTTACATATCCAACTACAGCATTTGTACTATTATTGTATGTATAGGATACATGAGTCCATGTATTCGCAGTATACGAACCAACGCTTAATTTATAAAAAGAACCAATCCAAAAACCAACACTAATTGTATTTGTATTAATGCTAATAAGTGTAACACTCCAGCCTCCGAGACTTCCTTGACCAAGTTCACCAATAACGCTTCCACTAGCATTCGCAGCAGCATAGAACCAGACATCCAATGTATAAGAATACATGGTTGAGGATGTTATGCCTGTCAAATCTTGAGCATAGGCTGTTCCATCAAAGATGACTGCTGACGAGCCAGTTGTTAAAGTTCCATTAATAGTATAGTTATTTCCAGTCAAAGCAGTCCATGTAGAGCCCGATGTATAAGATGCTGCGTCTAAGTTCAATAACATATTCGTTGTAACTGGTGTGGTCACTGGAATCTGCTTATTTGTAATCATTATTGTTGATGTAACTCCTCCAAGTGATCCAGCAGGAGGTGTATCAGAATAATAAGTTTGAGTTAAACCAGGATGCCCGCTAGGAAGTGACGCCGTCAAACCCCATTTTTGGGCCAAATAGCCTTCCAGCGATTGTCTGCTTGTATCACTCATTGTGCCTGTGTAGATCATAATTTCCGCAATTTCACCAGTTATCGCAAAATTATCACCTTTACCTATTGTAACTGTTGTAACCGTCTGATTAAATGAATCAGATGCTGGCGTGGTCCCCGCATTTCCTGTAATATACAGTTTCTTCACAGATGAAATGCGTGTTCCAACTTGAACAACAAAAGCAGGTGTTGTTGTATACGCAGATTCAAGAGATCCGTATTGATAAAAGTTGTATTTATTTCCATTAAAACCGAGACTCTGTGATGATGAAGCAACTGTCCCTAAAGATAGAACTGTGTTGGTTCCCGCAGAAGATTGATACCAAACCGCAATCAAAGTAAAGTCGCCTGTGCCCACTGCGGAAGCAATAGAAGATGAAATTACATTGTTATTAAAAGACATTGTATTCTTACCGTTTCGTGTAGTTGATCCATATGTGGGCCCACTTGTAATTGTAACTGTTCGTCCATTACCTGATTTATCCGTCCATCCAGTAATTGGAGCTGTACCAGTGACTGTGCTAGAATCCGCAGCATCCAACCAAAGAGCAATACCAGCAACACTCAAAGGGTTAAAAGCAGTTACAAATGGAACTAAATACCAAGGAAAATTGGTTCTAGCACCAGGATGATTTGCTGGAAGGGATGAGACAAACCCCCATTTCCAGGCAAGATAACCTTCAATGTTCTGCCGCTGAGCAACACTAATCACTGTGTTAAAAGCAATAACTTCAGCAATTGAACCATTAAAATAATTTAGATTTGTTTGAAGTGCGCCAAGTGATATTCTTGATACAGAATTACGAATACCTGTTGGACCTGTTGTAGTAACTGCTGTTCCGCCTGTTACAATGTTAGACATCGCACCAGTAGAGGAATTTCGTAGAAACCCTGCTATGAATAAATTTCCATCATTTACTTGACTAACTGATTGGATAGTTGTATCGGGATTACCGACACCGGTTGCCAAATAACCACCGACAATATTCATACCATAGTCATTTTGTGTATTGGTAATTTCGGCGTCAAAAAGTCCTGCTCCTGCCCACCACTGACCCCCAGAAGTTCCAGTTGTCTGTGTTGTTTTTGCTACAATAAAGATAGACCAATCAGTGCTAAAAACAAGTGGTAGAATAAGTTGCGCAGAGCCTCCGAAGACAACAAAAGGGCTGGTATAAGTGGGTTGGCCTGTTCCGGCTGTCGTGTGATTCGCATTTCCGCTCTTATCACGCCATTGCGTTACATTTCCGCTAGTTGTGCTAATTGAACTAGAATCCGCAGCATCTAGCCAGAGTGTACATCCAATAAAGACCGTGGGTGTAAAAGTATTGTAAGTTGACACCCTCGTCCATGGTATATTTGGCATTTGTTCTCTATACTGTTCCTATTAAAAAGGTATTATACTCCACCACCTGTAGTAAAAAGTGTAAAGACATTCCATATTATGCCATAACGGTAAGCAGTCTCATTATCATATGGAGAAGCATCAACAGGTGGTTCTTCTACAACTTGAGATGAATTACACCATCTATAATTATCATTATCAATATCATTGAGGACGTAACCATATCCTGCTTGTATAAAGTCTGCTGTAACTAAACCAAGAACATTATAAGTTGTTCCATTCTTTTGCGCAGCTATAAGAGTAGGTCCATCATATATTTCGTGATTTGCGATTTGAGGTCCCGGTTCGGGTGTACCACCACTGCTGGCCCAATAAAGTGTACCATCTTGTGACTGGACAACATAACTATATGAACCATTATTATCATAGCCTGTGCCTGTACCTGAACCAGTGCCTGTGCCTGTGCCCGTCCCACCACCGCCGCTGCCAGTTACAATAATATCAACAACCGGCCAAGCGATTCCATAACGAGTTCCTGCTGGAGCAGCATAAGGCGCCGCATTGACAGGAGGACTTTCTGTAATTCCTCCGGAAGTACACCAATAATAAGTGCCAGTGTCGGTATTATTTAGTACATATGTGTATCCTGCTTGAATGAAATCGGCTGTTCGCACTGTTCCGCCAAGTACAGAATAACGGGTGCTATCCTTCAAAGCACTTAGAATTGTAGCACCACTTATTATAAGACTTGTTGCTTGAACTGGACCTGGTTCCGGTGAACCACCCGCACTAGACCAATAATATAGACTTGTTTGTCCTCTTAATAAATAACTATAAGAACCATTTTCTGGATATGTGGGTGGTCCTGCGCTGTAATTAACACTACCTGTTAATGCTCCCGCATTATATGTTAATCTTATAACATTTGATGTAGAAGAACCAGGTGTTAGTCTGATTATGGGCATCCTTAGTATATGAAAGAGTTTATAAACCAGGCGTGTATGTTACATATCTTTCACCAGCTAAAGCAGAATACGCACTTTGTCCACTTTCATTTACTGCTGCCACGCTAAATTTATAATACCCTGTTATTGAAACGGCATACTCATAATCAGTTTGGTTAGTAAGAGTGAAGATTGTTGTTTCAAGTGTATATGAACCAGTATTCCGGTATATTTGAACAGAATAATTTGTTGGCGTGCCTTCATTGGGTCCAGAACTAGCATTCCAATATATCTGATATAGACCTCCATTAGTGTCTGAATCACTAGGTGTAGGAACACCAGGTAAATAGGGCGCATAAACAGTTTGAGATTCCACATATACTGAAGCAAGAGGGCCACTCTTTGCTCGTATACTAAATTTATAATACTTTCCGAGTTCAAAAGGACTAGGCATTAATGTATAAGAAAAAGTGTTTGTTTGTAATTGTTGAGTTAAAAATGTAAGATAATTTATATAAGTTATATCATTAGTACTTTGTTTAAGAATAATATCATATGATTCAGCAGATCCAGTCAATGAAATAGTAATTGCGCCAGCCCAAACTGAAGGAACACCTAGTATGGGTGGAGGAGGAGTTCTAATTTGTTTCATCGCTGCTATTCTTGTATACTGATTAGGAGCATTAGCCAAACTTGTTCCACCTAAGCTTAGAGGTGATTTTGTCAGATGACCCGGATGTGTTACCGGCATAAAAATAGGTAAATTCCATTTATTTGCTAGATAACTTTCAATCTTAGTGCGATTTGTTGTATTTAGAAGATTTGAGAAAGAGATAATTTCACAGATAGATCCATTAAAATTACTGTCAGTGGAAGAGTAATCAATACCACCTACATAATATCTAAATGCGGTATTTGAATTAGCATACGTTGTCCAAGTACTATAACTAGTGGTCTCTGCTAAAGTTGTTGCGTACCGTTTGATATGATAATCGGAGTTTGAAATACCCCAGTTTAACATAATAAATCCCATGGAAGTTTCTTGTACACTGGGAACTACATTACAAGTACGTGAATAATTGGATGAGTTAATAACCCATTTTTGTGAATAGTTTATAGATCGTGGGTTATTAACTAAGCCATAAGCCAAACTATTCCAATCCTTATTTGAGCCAAATTGGCCTCCAGGATACTTAACACAAAAAACATTCATATTAGCATTTGTTAGAGCAGAAATACCAATATTATTATAATTACACAATGATAAAACCATATATACATCAACCGGATACGGCGCCTGTACTAAATTAGTTAAGACACTATTTGAAAATGTAAGTCCACCTAAATTATTAGTTAAGTTAGCATAATATTGCGGCTGTGACAATTGACCTCCTGTTATAGTATAAACATGATTTCCATTACCAGATTTGTCCTCCCATCTATAAATAAATCCACCATTTGCTACATTAGCTCCTCCATTTGATGCGTTATACATTGTGCTAGGATCATTTCCATCAAGCCACAAATCAAGTCCTGTCATACCTAGTGGTGAAAAACCAGGAACATTTAGTGGATCTATTTTTTTTTGTATTGTTGTCATTTTACCTTACTGTAATACTATAATTTATTACTCAAAGTCCGGATTCCAACTCTTTTCACCATCTAGGGCCTCCCGCAGAAACCAATTTGTTGCTTTTTTATCTTTCGTTGTCGTGTAATACGCATGTCCGAAATCAATAATCCACACTTTCTGCGTATCAGTTTCCAGCATGAAGTTGTAGCTGGTAATATCCACATATTCAATGCCTTCGCATTCAAACAGGACTGCTAGAATCTTGTGTATCTCCGCCCACACAAAGTCTGGGACTTTGGCGGGGTCATCCGTATAGATATCCGCTAGACAGTGACCCTTAATTTCATCCATTTGAACCACGTTTCCGTCAACACGATGAATACGTGGAGCAAATCCGTAGCCCGCAGCCACATCTTGTAGTTCAATTTCTAACTTATTGGGAATTACTTTGGTAAACATCTCAGGCATTTAGCTTAGGTCTGCTAGAATCGCACAGGTCAATTTTATCCTGTTCCGGCATAGATAGCTGAAATCTCTCCTCCAGATAAAACACGATTATAAATACGATAGTCATCTAGATAACCCGAAAAGGCATAGGAGCCACCACCATCCTGAACATTACCAATCATTAGACCATTAATGGAGGGAGTTTGTGTAATTGTGCTTCCTACTTGTGAGCCATTTATAAAGAGTGTAAGTCCATTGCTTGAATTTATTGTTATAACAGCATGATACCATGTTCCTACACTAATTGCTGAAGAACCTCCAACATTCTGTATGTTGTTATATGCTGCAGAGATTGCTCCACCTTGAATATATAAATTAACACCATATGCTGTTACACCAGTGCTGTTATAAGATGAAAATAAAGAACCGCGATTTGTATTTGTAGGATTAAACCAAACTGATACGCTAAAAGGAACACTTACATTATAAGCACTTGTTAGATAGTTTGTAGCAGTTGAACCATTTGCTGAGTTTGCTTCATTTGCTAGATAAATAGCCTTACCATATTGTCCGTTTACATAGGGAATTGATCCAGTAACACTTAGTATTATTGTATTTTTAAAATCAAGTAAATGACTATTAAATGAAAAATATGAAAGAAGACCGCTTGAAACTGAGCCTGTAAATGTTAATTTAAAATTTCCGGTTAAAGCAGGCTTAATACTTGTCACGTAGGGCTGAATCGCAGTAGGGGAACCTGCTGGAAAGGTGGCGTTCAAATGTCCTGCGATTAAGGATGAGGTGAGCCCCCATTTTTGGGCAAGATAACTCTCCATTTGCTGGCGCTGAGTTGTGGTAATCGCAGAATTAAATACAAGTATTTCACCCATTTGACCTGCGAATACAAAAGGTGATGTATAAGAAGTACCACTTGCTCCAATTACTATTGTGCTTCCAGCAGCAAAGCCTGTTGTTCCAGTACTAGAATTTACAGTTCCATTTATCCACTGAGAAAATGTTGATGGAGAAACTACCAATGAAAAAATAAAAGGAACGCCTGTAACAATAGTAAGGGATGTTGATGAAAAAAGATTATTAACATAAGTTGAAACAATATCTGGTGCAATCCCATAAATCTGAAGAGAACTTGATGTATTTGTTATAAATCTAGCGCCTGTAGGAGAAGAATTTGATCTAGATGCGACAAAAAAAATACTAAATCCGTTTGCGGTTGATGTTGCCGCACTTGAATTTATCGCATTATTATCACCACCCGGAAATGTAACTGCTGGTATTCTGTTTATAGTTCCCATGGTGAGTCCACTTCCTCCAGCAACATAACTTGTATTAAGTCCACCACCCGATTTATCTGTCCATACACCTGATGTAATTGATGTAGTAGTGGCTGAATCTGCTCCATCTAACCAAAGCCCCAAACCCCCAATCTGCCTCGGCGAAAACGCAGTATAATACTGCTTCTTTGTAAGCGTTGTTTGTAGATTTCTGTGTATAATTTTCTGTAATCCCGGATGAGTTGCTGGTAAAGACCCAGTCAAGCCCCATTTTTGGGCTAGATAAGCTTCAACTTGCTGGCGTTCTATACTTGTTAGAACTCTTGTAAAAAACACAACTTCATAAATTAAACCCTGCCAATTTTCATAAGGATCATAGTTATCACCGCCAATAATTATGGGTAAATTTGTTCCAGAGCCAAATGAAGCACTTGTTATAGTATCACCTGTTAAATTTCCATTAAGATAAGCGATATCCGTTCCATTATTATTTGTTGAACAATATAATGAAACAACATTTTTGCCAATTGCACTTGTAATACTTGAACCTGTATGTGACGTAATAGGGGCGCCATTAAACATGGCTGTTCCACTATAGTCATTTATAAAGTAATAATTAAAAATGGTGACTCCACCACCTGGGGCACGAATACCAAAAAAAGCAGGATTTTGAACAGGATCTCCAATATTCCATGTAGGCTTTAAAACATAAAATAATGATAATCCTGTAAGTGAATTTAAGGAAGATTGAATTGCTGTATCAAGATGTTGTGATGACGCATTTATGAAATTTAAACCAGGTAATCCATTTAGTGAATTAGTAACCAATGTAGGCCGTTTGCCACTTGTTGCCTGAGATACATTCCAACCATTTCCAGATTTATCATTCCACTGAGTTACACTTGAACCTGATAGAGTAAAACTACTTAAGTCTGCGGCATCTAACCAAAGCGAACACCCAGTGATCTGCGTTGGTAAAAAATATGATTGACGCGTTATTGGCATCCTTCTACAAATGCTCATCAAATAGCCCCTGCGCATTCCGCACCGCTCCTTCCATCCATGTTTGACAGCACGACCATGACTCCCCGCAGACATAGACATTCGGCGCCGTAGAAGGGAAAGGATAATGGACTTCATGCTGGGCTTTCCGAGCATCTAACGGCCCCACTGGATAAGGTAACCAATACGAGCATCCATCAGACCAAGGATGATAGGACCAGTGCTCAGGTTCCGGAATCTCTTTCTCAGGAAACAATCTCCGAATTTCCAGCATGATTTCCTTCTGTCGCTGCTCTTTCGGCATTCCAATCCAGTGTAGAGCATCGCTGGCATCTGTGTACGAAATCATGATTAAGCCCTCGGCCGGATTTATAGGTATAACATACCGAACCACATTATTTGTTGTGGTATGTCCTATATCATGAAACCACGGTTTTCCCTCGACTAAAGGAAACCGCGCATATATCCGCACCAGCGGCTCCATACGAACACCCGTTACCATCCACTTTCCCGCAAACATAGGTATCGCAGCCAAAGCATTCCGTGTTACAGCGAAGATAACCCGCTTAGCCCTTGAAGCCCAAGGCTTTTCCATACAGACACCCACAACTTTCCAGCAGTCTTCATCGCGCTCTAAATCCCGAACCGTGACATTCGTTACCAAACGAACGCCCATTTCAAGATTATCTTTTGCTAGACGCCGAGGAATCTCAGATAGCCCTTCAACAACACAATAATATGTGCCCTTTTCACCCATGAAGCCATTGAAGGTATCAAAGGCGATATCTGCTCGTAGCACCTCAGTCTCCGCCTTGTAACCGAATTCAGAAAAAACTCGGTCCACAATCGCTGATCCATATGCGGTAGCACAAGCCTCCTTAATCGTCATTGTATGAAGTTGAGCCTTTATGCCAGAAGGTAAATCAGCCAACATTTGTCCGATGATTTCCGTAAATGAGTTTTCACCTACTGTAAGTGACCCATCCGCCTCCACATGCCGATGTGTAATGTTCGCATTAATATATGCCTTCGTTAAGCCAAATTCCTTGACATAAGTCGCAATCATTTTGTGCTGGTCTCCAACACGCCCAGCCCCCGATTCATAGTGAAGAGTCGGCTTGTCCCGCGGAACAAAAGTATCAACACGCCCACCAAATGACCCATATTTTTCCACAATACAGATACTCCGGTCAGGATATTTCTTTGCTAGAAGCTGAGCAATATGGAGACCGGCCATCCCTCCGCCAACAATTAAATAATCGTACACATAGTCTGGCATACCCTACTTTTCAGAGACATAATCTATCCATGTAACGACGGCCTCAGTCTGATTACTCTGTAAACGATTCTTCTCCTTTCCCAAGTTATAAGCAACAAATGTTGGAAATCCTCTAACCATACAGTATCCCGGTGTATACTCATTTGTTGTTAGGTCGCAAATATAGATGGGAATTCCTTTATCTTTGGCCGCCGCCACAATTAGTTCTTTATCAAGTTTCTTGCAGGGGCCACACCAGGCTGCTGTAAAATAAACAATAAAAAGAGTATCAGAGATACGCCGGCCTTCTGCTTTCGTGTCTCTAAAAAGTGTCTCAAAATGTGCTTGATCCGCAATTGGCTCCATTCTGCTCTTGTTATTGTTTTAAGTTTTAAATGACTTGTACACACTATATCCAGCAATACTAGAAAGACCTAGAACTACAGCAGCAAAGGCTGCTTGTGTTACACTGCCTTCCTCTGTGCGGGCGCCACCCCGCTGAACTACTTTTGATGCTAATCTAGCAGCCATTCCCGCCGGTCCCGGTAGCTTTCCTGCTAGACTACCCAGAGCACCAAGACCAGGTAATTTAGGTGCGCCAGCAGCGCCAGCAGCTCCTGCTGCCAGACTCATCATAGAAGGCCCCGCTTCTTCTTTCGCCTTATCTGCTAGAACGCCTTTCTCCTGTCGTGTCAATGTAACTTGGAATAAATCGCCAATATAAGATGCTTTAGGAAGGTCCCATTCTTCATACATAGCCGTAAAAGGAAGAGGCACAATATATCCGTCAGATAAAACGGAAGCGGGTTGAAATAGAATTTGATACATATCAAAAAGTACCCAGATTAAACCGATAAGAATAAAGCAGGAAAGAAATTTAGCCCATCCCTGCCAGACAAAATCCCCGCCCAAATACATGCGGTCCAGACCAAAAATACCAAAGAAAATTGCTAGAAGCATGAAGGTTAGAAAATCCTTTTTAGGAACAAATTCGGGTTTTTCATCCGTCATTGTTCCACGACCGATACCACGTTCATAATCTAGCACATAGTTTAGACCATAATTAAGAACATGCTCCTTTTCAAACCAGAACTGATTCGCATCCCAAATCCACCAAAGTCCAAAGGTTAAACAATTCACAATAATTTTAGCAAAAGCCGTTGTTGGACTCCGTAAATAGAAGTGGTCTAATGCTAGAAGTCCGCCCCATGTTGAGAGCATTTTAGCTGTTTCAAAATCGCGATCTGGATTAATGTATGTACAGACATCACTGTAATGGACCTTAAAATCTTCATAGAATACCCCCTGTGCTCTAGGCATCTTGGGTGGATTTGGGCAAGGAATAGCAGGCTCTGCTTTAAGAGTATCGTGGCGCGGATGAAAATCCGAGATTGGTACATTCATTGTTTGTTGTGCTGGTCCTTCTGCCGCCTGTGGATAAGGCAGCGCTCTTAGATTTATAGGTGTCTTCTGCTCTTGTTTTGATGAGACTGATTCACTCATACCCTATTTACTACGCGATAAATAAGCAAGCCCCCATACCCGCAACAATACGCAAAACATTATAGTTGACAGCATAGACAACACAAGTAGCATCCCGCTGTGTGATAGGAGCAATAAACATGGATGAATTTGTATTATTCAGTGTATTATTCATTGTTAGTGTAAGGACGAGTGAATCTAGCCGACTGGCATTAAAAGAACCCGAGGGTTGACTATCCTCAGGATTAATACTGAATGAATAAAGATAAATAAAATCGTCCGGCACAGTCGTGTGGTACTGCCACGGTTGAACTAGACGGAAATATGAAATATCCCGCTTGTGAAATCTGTCAAAACCATCGAATTTAATAAGAGCATCTAAAATCAAATCATAAGGGCGTCCCGCTTCATTCAGTTGTAGACTGCTATAATTGAATACTTCATTAGTTTCATTCATACGTGTCTGCTGGACAACCCAAATGA